GACAACGATGCTTCCTCTACTTGAAAAGAGGACGCCGGCCTTATCCACCATACGGCATCTCCAGCAATCGGCACCCTCACAAGGTCCGGTTTCTGACTTGTGAAATTCATCATGATCAATACGCCGCAATAGAATTGATCAGCGTAGCCGTAACCATCGGCGCAGAAGCGCCCTGTTCTGCTCGGAAGTTATAATCGACATCGAATCCACCGGGCCCGCTGATCGGTTCGCCCTCCAGGCCAAGCCGCACGGCCGGCATCAGCCAAGAGAACGAGCGGGTAGCCGATATGTACCAAAGCAGTTCCAGGGAGAAGGACGTGCCGGGAGGGCCAGCGGCGGCGAGATCGCGGTAGGTCGAATCCAGAATACGGATTCCGAGTGTCCCACTGCAGGTGACATCCGCATCAGGATCAATGCCGGAGATGTATTCGTTGCCGACGAAATTCTGCTCAGCCAAACCGTTATTGAAGGTTGCCCTGAGCGACCGAACCCGGCCGGCAACCGTGCCGTTGATCTTCGCAACCGGAATGGTCTTTGCGATGGCCGAGCGGGCGATAATCGAGGAAGGCGTTCCCCCACCTGTCGTGCTGAGCTTGTTGGTTTTCTGCCCGATCAGACGGACGGACACACGGTCATAGCCGGCGCCGCGGCCGAGATCGAAATCGAATCCGGCAACGCCAACACCAACATCCTGCCGGAACCAAGACGACGTGAACGGCAGCTCGAATGAACGTGTCGGAAGCGGCAGCCGTCCCGACTTGAAGACATGCGTGTAAGGATCGGCGGAGCCGGACACAGATTCAGCGCCCATGCCATGCTTCAGCCAATAGCCGAAGTGATTAAGATCAAGCGGAACTACCGCCGAACTGCCATCAAAGCCAGGAAGCCCAGGTGCCGGAGTCGTGGCATCGCGCGTGTTCTCACTCGATACGCCCAACAGCATATCGTCCTCCAATGGACGATTGCCGCCGCGTGGCCACGAATAGATAAAAGTGGGCGTCCAATTTCCGCCCGGCGGCGTGCCATAAGTGGACTCGTCCGCGAACAGCGGGACGATGCTCTTACCGCGCGGAATGTTAGAAACGGGCATTGTGTCAACTCCGCTTAGGTTATGGCGGCGATGCGGACTTCTTCATCCGTCGCGTCCCGGCATTTCATGCCGTCGTTTTCGAATTGTGAGAGAGTGCCGGTATCAAGCCGCAGCACTTTTCCTTCGGGCCATCCAAGAAATGGAGCCGTCAGGAACACGTCTCGAAACGGAACGCTCTTCGCTTCGATGATTGATTGTTCATCGGCCGCGAGCGGTTGCTTAGCCATTCATAATTCTCCCGTTAGAACGGACGATCAGATGTGAATTCCATCCGGATGATCAGTTCGGCACCCTTGATGTTTGGAAGCCCATCCGTCGTAAGGCCGCTGCCCTGCCCGTTTACCTGTTCGATGGCGCAGTGACTGACCACGCCACCAAGGGTGCGGTCGGCTTTGATCGCGTCATCAATTGCAATCAGCCCGTCCGAAAATGCGGCATCTCGCGTGGCCTGATCCTTGCCGGCAACGGCGTATTCCAGCGGGGACTTATGAACGAGATCATAACCAGCCGAGAGAACATCGGCGCCAAGCAATTCCGCATCCACTTCGTGCTCGCCATCCCAAAGATTAAGATACTGACGAACCCCATTTGCTGGCGGCGAAAACTCGGTCGGCAGTCCTTCGTTTCGAAGTGGTTTCGGAATCTTCGGGCTGACAACTTGCGACTTGGCAAGAATTTTCGCGAACAGCGCTTGGATTGCGGCTTCTGTGTTCGTCATTCACGAGTCATCCGCTCATAGACTTCGAGATTTCCGCAGCCATTATTTGCGGCCATGCGGCCTTCAAGTCTTCGAAGATTTGCGGCCAGCGCAGCCGCTTACGCAAAGTAACTTGAGGCACCATGACAAACATAAGGACTAACTGCTTTTGCCGCCCGTCCTTCGTTCGTTGTTTGGTTGCCTTGCGAAATCCCCTGCCACTTTTAGCGGCGACAACATCGACGAACGCTAGAATCTGGCGTCCCTTGCCGTGAATGAAAATAAGTTTCTGCCCGAATGTTGCCTCCACTTCAGCAGGCGTTGCTTTTCTACGACCTTTTCTCGGCGTATTTTCAGTAGGAATAGCAAGATATCTAGCGTTTACAGCTCGAATGACAGTCGTTTCGGAAAATGCCTGAATTAACTTGGGTGCAGATGAATATATAAAAGCCGTTTGCATCAAAGGAGTTTCTTGATACCCCTTGTAACGCCAGCTGTTTGCTAACTTATCTCCTAACCCCGCGCTTCTCACGTCAGAGCGCAGCAGAAGTTTAGCACGCGTGCCGATTATTTCTCGCGCGTTGGTAATTCCCCGCGCCAACTCGTCGTGCGCTTGCTTTGCTAACCCTTTAAAATCGGCTGTATAATCTAAATGTAATTCCACAATTCGATCAGCCCACAGTGCAGGTCCACACGAGGCGGTCAGGATCGTTTGTCACCGGATCACCTAGGACTGTCAGTTCTTCGCCATCAATGGTAAACACGCCGTCACGAACCGGCGTCACTTCACTGGCGCGGACATCGAATGTATGGCCTTCAGCGATGGGTTGGCCGCTAAAGCCTGGCACTTTGCGGTCGCCTTGATTGGGGATAACCAAACAAGGGATCGCAGGACCGCCAGGCGGCGTATAGCTGCCCGGCGTTCCCATCGTTTCGAACGCGGTATCGGTTGCGAGGCTCGCAAAATCAGCACGCATTTTTCGGGAGCCTCGCCGCAGATTACGTGCGCTTGGCTTTGAGCAGCGCCTTCGGCCGCGTGCAGTAATGCAAGGCATTGGTCTGCACGTCGAGATTGATGCCCTTTCCGTTCGGCATGTCGTACTGTTTGACGTACAGGCGCTGCCCCATGGTATTGACGGTCTCGATATAATCGGCCGGCGCATAGACACAGCGGAACAGCCCCGGTGTTCCGACCGGGTAGAGATGTGCTTTGTCGGTATGTACGAACGACGTGGAGCCGATCGCACCACGATAATTGCGCCAGGTAATTCCGCCGAAATTGAATTCCTGATATGCGGTCCCGAGCCGCAACTCTGCGGCCGCGGCTTGGTTGAGGTAGGTCGCCCGCACTTCGGTGTGTGCGACCAGATCGTCCCAGAAAGCATCACCAGCTTCAGCGCGGACGCCGGAATACGGCGTACCGCCGAGATTGGTTGCGATCAGGCGAATAGCCGCATCGCACTTCTTCCTGAGAGCACCGGCCGCGGGGGTTGCATTGTCCAGGTCGAAATCGATTTCCGCTTCCTGCGACACACCGAAGGTGCTGAACAGATCGAGCGTCGTGGAGTCGGCGTAAGTCACGATTCCCTTCACGGCGCCGATGCGGTGATACTCCGCAGTAGCCTCGAAATCCTGACTGTGCTCCGCCATGCGGCCGGCGACCTTGCCCATCACGGTCTCGACCAGGCTTTCGGAACCCCAGGCGCGGATGCCCTGCACCTCGTCGGCATAGATGGCATCGTTGCGCTCGAAATGCGGAACCCGGATATCAAGCGCAGAGCGCTTCGGCTTGGCGATCGTCTGCCCCGCAGCCCCGCGCGGCGAAGGCGGGACAAGCGTGAGCACACCCTCCTTTTGCTCTATCGCGATCGTGAGCGTACTCACCGCCGTTTCCTGAAACAGCCCGGCAAGGCCGGTCGGGACATAGGGAATCTTATTGATGGCATCGGTGAGGCTGGTCACCGAAAACGCATCGGACTTGAAGATGTCCAACATAGCAATCTCCTGTTCGGGGCGTTCGTCGGTGACGGCGCCGTGTTGTGATAAGATCAGCGAACTACGATTCCGACCGCCAACAGTTCAGCGATTTTGGTCGCCTTCTTAGGCGCGTCGTCGACTCCGGCGTCGTAGGTCAAACAATTGCCGTTGAGTTCGCAGGGGCCGCGCACGAAGGCGACACCGGCCGCATCCGCGCTGGTGGCATCGACCTCCGCAAGCAGAACCGCACGGGCAATACCGGAACCATCGGTGTTGGTGGGATCGCCCGAGCGATATTTTCCAACCCCGGTCGGGTCCGCAATGGTCACCGCGAGGGTGAACTGCGCAGCCCCGGAGAAGTCGGTTGAACCATCCGCGATGGTAAACTTCACCTGTCCGGTATAAGCCGTGCCCACTACGGCATAGCCGTCGAGGGAACCATCGGGACGGCGGACCTCGAACTGTCCAGAGTCCGTGCCGCCTTCGATCAGGCGGACGGTATAGGTGCCCTCCTGCACGCCAGCGCCGTAGGCAGGCGATGCCCTCGTGAGCGTCCCGTTACCGGTGCCGGTGAAAGCCGGGGAACCAACGGCGATGGTATCGGTGTCGCCCTTGACGAGACCGATCACTTGGCCAGCCTTGAGGACACCTTCGCCGCTCAAGATGGTGATGGGTTCCCTGCAGTAGTGGCCGGCGGCCTCGTTGAGAATGAATTCGCCCGCGTGCGGGCGCTCGGTAAGCGTGGTCATGGAATCGTCTCCAAATGAGAATTTGTTTGCTGGTCGGATCACGCGGCTTTCTTGCCGCCAGGCAAGCGACCGATCACCTTGTCCCAGGACGCGGCGTCGGGTTGATCGTTACCGTGGCGGGAACTGATGTCTTTTCCGCCATTCGCGCCGCGGAGCGTCTGCAGCTCGGACAGCACCTCGCCGAGCGACTTGCCGGAAGCAATAAACTCGGGCGCTTTGTTCGGAAGGTTGGCGATCGTGCAGGCCGACGCGATCTGCTTGTGCCGCTCGGTAATTTCGGCCGTGATGCGAGCCGTCATCTGCGCGGGCGTTTCCGCCCCTGACTGTGCGGCAAGCTTAGCCGCGGCTTCCGCCGCTGCCTTCAGCGCGGCTTCATCCTTGGCTTTCTTTTCAGCCTCATCGGCCACAGCCTTAGCGGCTGCCTTCTCAGCGTCTGTCATTTTATCCTCTCCTCTGAGGCCGGGTTTGAGCGCGGCACTCCCGCGCGGCTTACGTCCGGCCATCGCCGGGGCGTTCGGATATTTCGAAAGGTCGAAGCGAGCGGCGACCTTGACCGGATCAAGAATGGAATCAGCAAAACCCATGTCCACGGCTTCTGCCGCCGTCATCCAGGTTTCCGCTGCCATCATGTCGGCTAGTTCGTCGCGGGGGATTTTGGTTTTGCGGGTATAAGCTGACATCATGCCGCTTTTGATCTTGTCGAGCGCTTCAGCAAGATCGCGCATTTCCTTCGATGTACCAAAGACAAGCCCACTCGGATCGTGGATCATCATCATCGCATTGTCGGGCATCAGCACTTCGTCGCCGGCCATGGCGATGACGCTTGCCATCGAAGCCGCGATGCCATCGATCGTGACCGTGATGGTCGCCTTGTGTCGCGCCAGCATGTTGTGGATTGCCAGGCTGTCAAACACATCGCCGCCCGGCGAATTGATCCGCAGCGCAATCGCCTTCACATTCCCAAGCGCTTTCAGCGCATCGCGGAAGGCATCGGCCCGCACACCAAACGCACCGATCTCGTCATAGATCGCGATTTCGGCGGAGTTGTCGTTTTCAGCCTTTGCAGTAAACCAAGAGCGATCAGGCATTTTGCGTCTCTCTCTCACGCTTCTCTAATCGGCTGCCGGCGGCGAATGGCCATCCCCGGAGTCGCCCGGATCAACGACAGCTGCGGGCGCCGAAGGAACTGGCGCAACGGGGAACATCAACCCGAACGAGTCTGCGCTGTCCTTATCAGCAGAAATACGCTGATCGGTTGCTTCTCGATCATCCCCAATCGCCTCGATCACATCGGAGCGCGACTTGAAACCGTTATCGACCGCGAGTTTTTCCGCCTGCAAATCCTTCAGCGGATCAATCCACTCCCATTTAGGGGTAATCCATTTAATCCGGCGCAATTCGCGGCGGCGGTTCAGATAGACATCGAATTTGATGGGCAACGTCCCAGCAAGAACCGCATCATCGAGCCAGCGCTGCCACACCGGACGGCAGAACTGATAGACCATGATGGCGTGCTGCATGGCCTCTACACGGCGGCGAAACTCGACCAAGCCGGCACGAATAGAACCGTAGCTTGTCTGCCGCAGATCCCCCGTCATTGCCGCATAGGGCACTCCAAATCCAGCAGCGATCGACAACAGCGTGCGATACTGAAAGACTTCGTAATTGCCCCCGACGTCGGCGGGTTCTGAAAACTTTATGTCCTCACCTAGTTCCAGATCGATGGTCGCGCCCGGCTGCAGCGACCAACTATTTTCCGGCGCGGATAGCAGGGGGGAATCGCCTGCTTGTTCAATTGCTGTTGAACTTCTAAGCTGTAACGGATGCTCCGCATCGTCCGGCAGCGGGCGCGTGACAAAGGCAGCGAACAGCGCGGCGCAGCGTTTGCGCTCAAGTTCCGCATCGTCATATTGATCCATCAGCGCGAGCTTGGCGATGGCTGATAGCGTATGCGGCAACCCGCGAATCTGACCGGCGCGGATCGGCTTATACAAGTGCAGAACTTCATCCGCCGGCACGATCGTTATCTGACTGGCGGTCGCATCGAAGATTTTGTCGCTGCCTGGATGCTGGCGCAGAAAATGATAGGCAACGCGCTTGCCGATCGCATCGAATTCGATGCCGCATTCGATCCGACGCCCGTTGCTGAGAGGCATATTCTTATCCAGCGGCAGCATTTCCGCCGGAAGAATTTGCAGCTGCAGCGGCACGGATAAGCCATCTTCCGGCCGGCGCGAGCGCAGCCTGACGAAGCATTCCCCGGCTTCAAACATTTCTCCGGCAATAATCCCCTGTTGCCCGTAGAAATCCGTCAGCCAGTCGGAATCCGATTCATCCGTCCAGTCGCCGAAGGCTTCCTGTAAGGCAGCCTTCAGTGTGGGATCGGAGGTGAGCGGAGATGGTTTGATCCCGCATCCCACCAAAGCAGAGACATAGGTTTCCTTCGCCTGCGCCGCATAGGGGTTATTTGCTGAAAGATAGCGGGAGCGGGCGATGACGGTACGCCCATAGGCGCGGATTTGTGTGTTGATCGCCTGTGTCGCCGTAGGCAGCGACCGCAAACGACGCTCGCTCCTGCCCGCATCGAAGGCGCGCATAGGGGGCGCGGAAGTCGCGCCCGTACGGATCATCGGCGCAGCAACGCGCACCCGCGGCTTGGTCGCAGTATCAGCCATAACGACTAGAGACCTTTGCCGGATTGATAGATGTAGCGCACGCCGCGGCGGGACACGCCAAGCAGCGCCGCAATTTCGTTCTCAAGAGAGCGGATGATCTGTTCCATTTCCGCAAGGGAGCGGAACGTCGTTAACGTCTCGCCGTAGCGGACCGTGAGCACGCCACTGTTGCGCGACTTGCGCAATGCAGCAAGTTGAGTCTGTTTGTCTGTCAGTTCGCTCATGACATCCAAGCACTCGGGCGCACGACACGTTTCGGCCGAACAGCAGCAACGTGCGCCGCTTGACTCACAACCGTTACGGCTGGATCAAACATATCGGGCTGGCCTGCTTCGTTGGGCGTCTCGCGCTCGCGACGCAACGCATCCCACTGTTCCGGCGTTCTGGTATAGAACCCGCAGCGAATAGCTGCGGCTTCCGCGTATAGTTCGGTGTCCAGAACTTCATTTCGTTCGTAGTCCTTGATCCACGCAGCTCGCGGAAAACCCCAACGATCAGTGGTTACTTCGCGGCGCTCAGCAGTGGCTTGGCGGAAGAAATCATCCTCGAGTCCGCGAGGATAGCCGCAATAGCCGCGGGATAAAGGATCGACCTTTTTCAGATGCTCATAAAACGACGACTTCAAGCCCGAGACACCGACGTTATAGAACCGCTTCTGCGCTCGCCTCGTCTTCCCGTCAGCCTTGCGTTCGGTCTTGGTTAGCGCCAATGGAGGAGCATGATCCGACTTTGCGCCGCGAACGATGATGACTCTCGTCCATGAGTGCTTGCGTTCTCGCGCCCAACCAAACACATCGTTGGTCCAGGCATTGCCGTCGATCGCCAGCATGTCGAGGCCGCGACGGTTTCCAAACTCGTCGGGCCATGCATTCTTTAGCAGCTTGTCGAGTTCGTCCCGCGCTTCCTGCGTGGCGATGTGATGCGGTATTACCAGGTAGTCTACCGTCCACCGCCGTAAGCTGGCGCCAAACCCCTTAAGATGGACTTCCGTTCGGTCACCCTGACAATCGACGCCGGCACAGAATAGCAAGGCGCCGGCTGGAATTCGGCCACGATCATAGACACTGGCGTCCGCAAGCACTTTGCCTTCGGCGTCGATACCATTGGACCGGTTTCTGATTTCCTCCCATGGAGGTGCTTCGCTTGCGCGTTCAAATTCCAGCCCAAGAACATCGTTAAAGAACGTTTGCTCTGAGGACGGGTTGCCTTCGGACGTAAACCACTCACGAGCGATCGACTCCCAATCTCTGAAGGGAGAATAAGCACGCCAGATATGGAACGACGGCTCTTTTCCTGACGGGTTATCTGCTACCCAACAGCCGCGGGCAACGATCGAAGTCTTATGACGATGCTCGATCTTTCCGTTACAGGAGACACAGGTAAAATGCGCCGCTTCCGGATGCTCCCGATCTAGCGTACCGAGAAAGTTGTTCCATTCCAGCGGTTGATAATGGTCACAGTGCGGACATGGAACATGCCATCGTTCTTGTGTGCCGGCCCTGAAATTACGAGTGATCCGGCACGTCTTAGCAAACAGCGGCGTCGATATTTTGAGAATCTTCGCCCAGTCGAAAGCGCCGGATCGATTATCCGCCTGGCGCTCCGGGTCGCCAGCTTCATTGGTCTCCCATTTTGACAGATCGTCCTGCACCTGTTTGGGCCAGGACACCATCGAAAGAGACGCTTCCGAATTCGCCCCGCCGGCCTGCAAGGAACCCAGCCCGTTGCGGGTTTCCTGATAGAGCGTGGTGTCGGTCGAGTCTCTTGACTTGGATTCACCGAAGATGCGGCGCAGCGCCTCCGACTGCTTGCGCATCACCTTCCATTTTCGGCGCGACCATCTTACGGCGTTGTCGTGCGTCGGATGGGTGTAGCCCATGTCGCATGGATCGAGGTCCATGCTGCCGCCAATGAATATCTGCGCAACCGTCGTCTTGAAGAACTGCGCCGACGCTTTGATCGAAACGATGCGGGCGGGATGCTCGGGACCGAGACATTCCAGGATGCGAGTGGCCGGCGGGATTGTTTCCTTTCGGTAAGGTCCAGGAACCGGACTCTCACGTCCGAAACTGATGTTCTTTTCCGCCCACAGACTGAGATCGGCGGGCGGCGGCGGCGCCATAACGGTTTCAACAACCGAAAGGACCGCTACGCGGGGATCGACCAGGACTCCCATTTATTCGGCCGCTTCCGCCATCGCTTCCATCACCTGGCGGCGGGATGCGGCTTCCGAGGCTATTTGACCGCGATGCTGTCGATAAAGCGCCCGCAGCTTGGTCGCGAGTTCCTTCCAATCCAACCCATATTCTTCCGCGAGATGCCGTGCAGCTGTGGTGAACAGGAACGTCTCAGTCGCGCTTACGAGCGCGGACAGTTCTTTCGACCATTCCCTTCTCGCATCCGCAGCATCGAGCCAGCGGCCCTCGTCTATCGCCAGCTTGCGGCGGGCCGCCTCGGCATCGTGTTCCGCCTTGTCAGCATCCGCCTTTCGGCGGCGGCGGAGATCGTCGTCATCTTCATTCGATCCGCCGCGCTGGCGGGCCGGGGCGACAACCAGCGGAAGCGGTGCATCGGAGGGGGGCGGGCTTGGCGCGGACCCCGATACCGGATGGGCTTGGTAACTCTGTTGCGACGGATCGAGGTTTCGAGCGAGATCAGCGTCTGCCTGTTCAACCCAAATGCGCGCACGCTGCCCTTCCCCAACCAAAGCAGCAGCGCTGATCTTCCCGTCAGTAATCCAATTAGAAACGCATGATGGGGCGCGGCCCTTCAAGGCCGCATACCGCCCCTTGGTAATGACAGTTTTCACCGAGCTTCACCACGAATTCAGCCTCTCCGCTGAAGTTCAACCTTTTCAAAAAGTCGCTTTGCTAGAGACCCAAAACGCCTAAGCCGCCCGTATTACTTTGGACGGCTG